TTACAATAATGTTCATGATACTTTATCTGCGGCATATGGTTATATTAGTCATATGTAATTCTTAATACTAAGAGCAGCAGGGTTTTAAACCTTGCTGCTCTAAACTACCTGGAGGGGGAGTTAATAATTGATTCTGATCTATGTGGCCACAATAACAACTTCTTTAGCAATTTTGTTTTTAATCTTTAGAATTACCAAGTATAAATTCAAGAAAATGAATAAAGAAAACTTTATAATCACCCTCGTTTATTTAATTACATTAATAATGGTAAATAACTATAAGCACAATAATGTATATATCTTTCTTATAACCATAATGGGAGTTTTTATGCTTTTCTTTATATTGGGTGCTATGAAATACAGAAGTAAGGACCACTAATTAACTCAGATTCGCTTGAACTTGCTTATTTCAGATAGTCATTCCCCGTTTATCTTTTTCCCATCTGTATACGTCTCCGCCAGCATGTAAACAGCACAGGCTCCAACTGCTGTAATGATCCCGGTAACTTTAACGGCAGTATCATCCGAAGCTCCTACAGCCCCAAAAATCGAAGTAGCCAGCGCAGCGACCAGCGCCCAAAACTTTCGGCTTGCCAGCTTTGCTTTCCAGTCCACTTTTTTGTTCATGTTATTTACCTCCTTTCAGGTGGGCCGTCAGACCCAGCCGATGCAGTATCGTAAAAATCCGTGCCTCTGTCTTCGTGACCTTGTCCGGCATATCAACCACCGGGTGACCATTAATAACGGATGGCGTATCATGTAGCGCCTGAATGGCCTCCAAGGACCACGCTGGCGGGGTGGTGTCTGTCAGCTCCAGGATTGCGGTGCCCAACTCCTTAATTTCTACTGCTTGTTGCAGCGTCTGATCCTTTAGAACATCCTTACTCTTGGTCAGACCCGCCACAACTTCCACCAGCTCCTTGACCTGTGTCTCCAACTCTGCGATTTTACTCATGTCCGCTTCTACCTTTCCTTTTAATTTATCAATAACGGCATATGCCGCTTTTACCTGTGCTGCTGTTGGCTGATAACCTTGTCGCAATGCGGACAGTGCCAGACCAAAGCTCATTTGAAAATGCGGATAATCCTTCACACCCGTCCAGTCTCCACCCCATTCAAAACCCAGCGCCTTAGCTTCCTGGACAACCTCTTTCCAATCGGCTACCTTATCGCCGTCACCGTCCCGATTCATATCCCAGGAGACGTTACGACCATCCGGCAGCAGCAGCGCAAAATCTATAGCCAGACCGTAATTGTGATAACTGTGTCCACCTTTAGCGTTGGTTACGATCTGGCCGGGCTTCGTGCGGCCTTGTGCGTACAGCGCGTCTTGCTCCGCAATGGTCCGCAGGCCTTGGGTAATTACTATATTGGCTCCCCGGGCATAACAGCGCTCAATGAGTGCCGTTGCAGCAGCCTTGACGACCGGCTGCAGACCATCCAAGCGCTTTGCGGACTTGGCCTTTACTTGCTCTAATGTCAGCATTACTTGCCCTCCCTTTTCTTGGCCAACTGGTATGTACCAGTAGCCGATAGGCCTACGACAGATATCTCTATGATTTTTTGACGCACTACATCCGGTGCCAACACAAAGATGGCTGCAATCCCTACAGCCGCCAGATTAGCCCACTTAGCTTTTAAGCCAAATCCTTTTGCTACTCCTACATACGCTGCTACGAGAGTGGCTAGGGCAAGTGTTTCATTGCTCATCATGTCCATTACACGTCACTCCTCCTGTTTTCTTCAAACCTGTCCAAGCGTTTGTGATACGATTTGGCCGACTCCTCTATTCGTGTTACGCGCTCTGACAGCACATCGAACCTCTGTCCTTGCGCTCGTTGTTCCAAACGCATGTCGTCCACTCCACGCTTGATATATTCCACATCCGTCTTTAGGGCAGCTCCATTACTGGCATCTTGTGCAATATCTTGCTTAAAGGCCCTTGTACCGCCAATCCAGCCCAATACGATCCCGCTAATCGCAGTCAAAATTGTTATTAATGTTTTAACGTCCATGTGCTTCACCGCCCCTTTCTTTCTATGGTGATTCTTCTGCTTGTTTTACTACCTGCTCCACCTTCGACTGAAGAGTAACCAATGTATCCCCAATTTTTTGATCGATCTGCTGGAGTATTTCAATTTCTCTTCCCGGATGTAAGGTAAGCATGTATGTGATTACATTGACTGATTCTTCGACTGGATTTAATGCATCTACTAGCATTTCTATTTTTGGTGTAGATTCCATTTTTTCCTATTTTCAGACAAGATTAAAAGCCCTCCAGTGATTGGAGAGGCTATCTTCTGAATTTATTTATAATGAAGAGTGTATCAAATGAAAAAGATAAAGATATTATTAATATTCTTGCTTGTTTTAGCTGTCATCCCTATTTCTTCCCTGAACTGCCACCTGGTGATCGAGCAATTATGACTGTCACTTTAACCACAGGGATCAAAAAAGAATTCGATCTTCCAATCTCTGAGGTAATACATTCTTTGATTGATATGACATTACTACTTTTTGCAATTGAATTTACTTGTATGGATAATAGTTCGGTATTTTAGACTGGAACTCTTTTAAATTCACAATCAAGTTATCATTATTAAATTCAATTAATGATACACCGTCAAATCCCCCGACTTCTGCCTCATACTCACATTTAAAGTACCATTCAACAGCGGTTAAACTGCCTTGATGAATAAATTGCTTTATACTCCAAACAAAAACTGTTCCACGCTTATTCCAATCTTCAAACCAGCTTTCTATGGCGTGTAATCCGTGATATTCAGGTCCATAACATTCGGAATAGATAATGTCCGGGTCGAAGATTTTTCTTAATATAACATTGTTTTTGTTAATCCAGGATTCAAAATAATTTTCGACTATCTGTTCTCTTTTAATCATCGTACGCCTCCTTGCAGCAAATACAAACAGACATGTCAGGCAAAGGATGCAGCGCTCAAACATTATCATCCTTTTTGACAGACTCATAACGTTCACGAATTTCAAGGTTTTTTGCGTGATTGTATAAATCCAAAGCTGTAATTGCTCTGAGAGCAAGTTTAACAAATAGGATAAATGCAAAAATCCCTAATCCAATACATGCCAACCAAATCAAAAAGAAAAAGACACTGATTCCTCCACCATAAAACAATCCGGGTTGTAACACCATTGTTGCAAATCAACTCCTTCTTTAGAGTTTATTAACCGAGTATATTCCGTTTGGAACATTATGTATATGACGATAAGGAAAATTTTCCTCATGTGAAACTGGACCAAATCCGGCATGCTGCGGATCAGCCTCTTTTGGTATAAGTGTTTTTTTGTACATTCCCTCACTACTATCTAGGTTTATATGATCATCAAGCAAAAGTACAACTTAAATGTATATATTCATCAGGAAGTAAGTCCAATCTATCCTTGCGGATTCACAATATAATAACGTATAACCTTGAAATGGAGTGATGATAAATGGCATCAATTATAAGTTATGGTTCACAGGCAAAAATCCCGTTAGACCCGTTTACTATTACTACAACGGTTGCTGGGATTCCTGGAGCTGGAGCGGAGATAGCCACAGCGCAGGTAAATATTAGCCCGGCTAATCCTGCCTCTTTCTCCAGCAGAGTCGAGTTAAATGGTAGCTTTAGTCTTACTGCACTTGCTAATAGTCAATTTTTTGCTATAATTCGGCGTGCTGGAGTTGATATTTATAGATCCTTTTATCGTTTTACTACAACTACTGGTATTCAGATAAATGTTCTGTAGGTTAATGGTCCTTATCTTGGAGTCCACAACTACGAATTGGTAATTCAAAATGATAGCAACTTGCCTATAAATCTATTTGGACCCATAGCATTCACAGCAACTGCTATTGGAGGAGACGGCGTAATTTAAGCTATGGAACACGAAGAATTAAAAAATGGAAAATCAGAACCACCCGTCCAACGGGTGGTTTGCTCTTGGGGTATAACCCCTTGTTGCCAAACTGCGCCTAAAGACGCTAGCCTGACAATAAATCGTTCAGGCTCAGTGTTGTTGTCCCTTTCACTT